GTCAGGCGGCGCACCTTGGTCTGAACCTTGGCATAGGTCTCAGGGCCGATCGACTCTGTGTGCGCGACGAGCCCTTCGCGGTTGACGAGCTGGCCGGAAATCATACGGGGATGACCTTCTTATAATCATTCAAGATGGTCTTGACCGATGCCGGCATGTCGCCAATGAAGAAGGAAATCGTCTCAGCCGCGAGCGTTTTGGCAGAGACGCCGACGCGGTCCTTCTGCTTGTACTTCAGCGCGACGAGCTCAATGCAGGCTTGCGCGATTTCGAAAGGCACGGTCGCGAAGCCAGCCGTGTACTGCAGAACGATGTTGCTCTGCCCGCGGTTAAAACAGTAGCCGTAGAGCAGGATCGAGGTCGAGTCGTTGAAGTACCCGACCTGCCCCGATGCCGGCTGAGCTGCGATGACCGTCTGGTCGACCTGGACACCGGTCACGCTGACGACCGGATAGTTCGCGGTCATCAACCGCGTACCGCCCGAGCCGTCGCGCATTTCGGTGTATGCCGTGATCGCAAAGGTGCGGTTCAGCCAGGCTTGGATAAAGCCCGAAGCGGCCGTTACCAATTGCTGCAACAGCGCAGCGTCCACCGTTGGCGCGAGACCAAGATAGGTCTGGACATCGGTGTAAAGGCAAAGGTCGTTCGGGCCCGCAGCCATGACTTACTCGCCGTCCTTGTGCAAGTCGGTGATCGAGGCGACTGCCTCTTTCGTCTCGACGGCAGGCTCAACCGCAACCGGCGTGAAGCCATTCGAACGCAGGATCGCGTCGTCATGGTCATCCGGCACCGTGACAATGCCGTCGACGACGTTGAAGTGCTGACCGCCCACGCTGATGGACGTGATGCCCTCGGGCGCCTTATAGGCGCGGCCGGCGCTCACGCTTGCACAGCAGCGCTAGCTGCTTCCACGGCCTGATTGGCTTTCACCAGGCGTTGCAAGGTCGGCGCGACCAGAACCGGGTCACCGGACTTCTTCGCTTCGGCAGCAGCGCCTTGTGCGGCAGCTTGCTCAGCGAGCGCGTCTTCGAGCTTGGCCTTCGCCTCTTCCCGCGCTTTGACCTTGGCCAGGTCTGCCGCGACGTCTTCGTCGGTCGGCTGGCCAATCGGCGTGAAGCCGTGAGACAACAGCGTCAGCACGGCCTTGTCCGGGACGGTAACGACGCCCTTGTCATTCGGCACATAGTTGCGGCCTTCGAACGAGCAACCCTCCGAACCAGCAGGTGCTTGCATCTTCATCGTGAATCCTCCGTGTGGTGATGAAACTGGGTGATTAGACGGCGGTGCCGGTCGCGTCGACCCAACCGGACTTGGTCGAGTTGACCCAAATCGGTTTGCCGACAGTGCCGAGCGTCGTGTCGAAGTAGTGCTGGCCGACCTCGGTAATCGGCGGGCGCGTGGCGCTGCCCGAATCGACGACGGCGGTAAAGCCGGCGTTCAGGAAGATCGTCACGTCGACGAGCGTCGGATCGATGCTGAGCTGCCCGTTGACGTCCGGGTAGTAAGCGTTGTTATTGGCATCGGTGAACGAACCGAGGCCTGCTGGGAACTGAAGTTTTTCGAGTGCCATGATGGTTCCTCAAGTGAAAAAGCGCGCCCCAATCGAAATCAGAGCGCGCCTTGTGATGCCGAACTACCGATCAACCATTCGCGATGTTGGTGATCATCCCGAGCGCGAACGGTGCGTACACCGCCAACACCTGGTCGCTGTACACGCCGAATTCATACTGGCGCGTGCGCAGCGGCCACTGTTGGAAGTAGTAGTCGCGACGCGTCTTGACTTCGCAGACCTGTGGCACGTTGTCCGACTTGTACTGTGCCGGCAGGTCTTCGCACCAACCGATGATCGTGCCGGGAGGCAGTGTCGGATGGATCATGATCGGAATCTTGATCCCGCCGTTCATCGCAAACGGGTTGAAGTAGAACTCGATGTTGCCGCCTGCCATCAGCTTGGAGTAGCCATCTTCCGGGCTGGTGAAGTACTGCAACAGCGGGCCAGAGGTGCCAGTCAGGCACTTGGTCGTGATGTTCTTCAGTTCCTGTGCGTTGACGTAGATGACAGTCGGCGACACCTGGTACTGATTCCACATTTGCAACAGCAGGTTGTCGATTTCGACGACCGAGCCACGGCCCGAGCTGGTCAGCGGTGTGCCGGTGCCGGCCACGCCTGCAGCTTGGTTGATGATGACGGCAGCGCCAGTGCCAACGCCTGCCGCCAGCGACGCGAACGCGGTGTAGACGAGACCGATGTAACCCAGGTTCGGGTTGGTCGAGTGATCGCCCGCCGTGACCGACGCTGCGGTCTGGTTGCCTGTGAGCAGCGGTGCCGAGAACACTGCGCTATTGATCGTGGTGATCGCTTGCAGCGTTTCCGAACCGGCCGTGCCGACATACCAGGCATAACCCAACGCACCGACCACTTGCGCGACCGAGGCGAAGAGCGACGCGCCGAGCGTCACCGCTTGCGTGGCGTTGGTCGACTTGCCTGCCGAACCACCGTTCAAGGTGTAGGTCAGTCCGTCTGCGCCGGTGAAGGTCGATTGCGTTGGCACGCCAGTCGCCGACAGGGACGAGTTGACATAGCCCTCGCCGCTCAGCGCAACGCAGATGACCGAGTAGGTCGCGCTCGGCAAGGTTGCGCCGGCGCCGGAGGTCGAGAGAGTCGGCGTCGGCGTGGTGCCGAGTGCCGATGCGCTCGAGCCGGCATTGCCCATGAGGATGGAATTTTCCTCTTTGAGCATCATCTTTTGCAGCGTCCGGTTGGTGCCGGTGGCGAGCAAATCTTCAAACGTGCGGCCAGCAGCCAACGCTTCGAACGACACCTGATCTTCTTCGCCGAGCGTTGCGTAGCTGGCGGAGACGTTTGCGGTGACGTAAGACATGCGCGCGGAGCGCTGACCTTCTGGCACCCAACCCATGGCGTTGAAGCCCGAGCCGACAATGTTCTTGACGGCGCGCCATTGGGTTGCGGTACCGGTGCCGCCGCCGACGCGCGGAATCTTATTGCGCAGTGGCGTATTGACCGGGTAGAGGTTCTTGGCCGGTGCTTGCAGGTCGATGGCGACGAGGCCGGTGCCCTGCGTGATGGACTTGGTGATGTCGCCCATCGCCTTGCTGACAGCGGTCTTGACCAGCTCGAGCGACTTGTCGGAAATGTTGTAATCGAATGGCATTTGAAACTCCCAAAAAAAAAGCCCGCACAGAGGCGGGCTTCGAATGGAACCGAGGGAAAAGGGGTTAAGAGTGGCCGGTGATGTTCCGGGTTAGGTTGATCGGAAAAGGCTCGCGGTCAGGCGATGCCGAATGCTTTGCGAATCGCTTGGTCGGCGGCAGCAGGGTTGTGCGTGCCGGCCGGTGCTGTTGGCGCGAGCTGCGTTGACTCGCCGGTTTTCTCGACGACCATCAGCGCGGGGCGTTGAACTTCCGCGGGTGCAGGTGAAGGCGTGGTGGGCGCAGGCGTTTGAGCGGCGGCTGCGGCTTTCGTCGTCTGCGCGATGCTGCGAAGCGCCAGTTCTTGGAAGGTGGTCACGTTCGGATCGATCGGACCATCCGGGATTTGCACGCCTGCGGCTGCTTCCTTGGGGTCGCCGGCAGGCGCGGAGACGTTCGGCTGTACCTCGGCCTCGGTTTCGACGTTCGTCGCTCCTGCGGCCTTTCCTGAGGTGTCCGAATCGGCTTGACCGGCATAGCCGAGACCGCCCATCGCCTCATCGCACTTTTGCAGCGCGGCGGCGTGCTTGGCCAGCGCGGCATGCGCAGCACCAACCTTCTGATGCACGTCAGCGAGCGTTTCCTTGGTCTTGGCGCTGAACTTCGCGCCTGCCTTGCCGAGGTCAATGCCAGCAGCAGCCGCGAACTTGGTCACGTCGCACTTGCTGGCTGCGGTCTTGAGCGATGCGACCAGCTCGGTGACTTCCTCTTGCGCCATGTCGACGAAGATCGACGCGCCAGCGGTCAGCCATGCTTTTAGCTTGTCCGGCACTGGTGAATCGTCGCCTTCCCAGTCGGCCTCAGATGCAGCTGCCGATGCGAGGTAACCGATGGTCGACAGCACCTCTGCAAAGCATGAGACGCCGTACAGGCCTTTGCGCAGCGAGCGCTTCTCGGCCTTGATGAGCTCAAGCAGCCGGGACGCACTGATTTCGCCCTTGGTCAGCGCGTTGGCAACACCATCGACGGCAGCGACTTCAGGGTCAACCGGTGCGGCTTTTCCCACTTCGGCACCGGAATTTCCCGGTTTCGGCTCGGGTTTGACCGTCGCTGGTTCAGTATTTCCCGCTTCAGGCGGGTTAAACCCATCGGCCTTGAAGCAGGTAATGACCGCGTCAGGGTTCGCCGGACGGTCGACCAAGCTGATTTCGACCAGCTCGAGCCCGACGATGGTCGACTTGTTTACCGTGTCGCGGCCCGTCACCTTGCCGCCGATCGAGAAGCCCTTCAGCACCTTGGTCTCGACCTTTTTGACCGAGACCGGATCCACGACGTGCGCGCGCAGAATGGTCTGCCCTTCGTCGTTGACCTCGCAGCTCAACGCAGTGCCGGCCGCGATTGACGAGTGCATTTCACGCACCGCGCCGAACTTCATGTAGTCAGGAATCGCCGCCTTCATCGCAGCGGCCTTGATGACCTCGCCGTCGCTGTCGACTGCCTCAGACGAGGCGATGCCCTCGACCTCGAGCGTGCCGTCGTCGTTCTTCTTGACCTTGGTGAACTCTGCGTAGAGACGTTTGATTGGCATGGTCTTTCCTTAGGAATAATTCGCCGCCGTGATCGCCATCAGAGTGGCGTCGTTCGCGGCCTTTTGGTAAACGTGGAAATTGCGGATGACGCCGAAGAGCGGGTAGGTGCCGCCGTCGAGAGAACCGAGGTCAAGACGCGTCATGCCTACTGGCGGGGTTGCGCCGGTGCCTGCTTGGACAGCGCCCGCATCAACCACGGCATCCGAATTAGCAGTGCCGTATGCCGCTGCGATTCGATGCACCGCGCCCGCTGTGATTGCACCTAGAATGCTGTTCTGCTGACTTGTGCCGCCAGAAGTCACGCTCGCTTGCGCGCTTCCAACGCTGCTAAAGAGATTTACATGATTGTTGTTTGTGCCATCACTTAGCGACGCTGCCACATAGATCGCACTTTGCTGCATCGGGGTGAATTCAACCTGCAGCGTCCCTTGGCTCGCATTGATCGTGAGCGAGGTAGAGTTGGAAATGTCCTGCGCCTGCGTCACGGCGCTGCCGCTCGTGAAGATCACGTCCGAAGCAACATCGGTTGAAGCGACCACTTGCTCAAGCTGAGGCGCGCCGAGGCGAAGCGTCAGGTTGATGGCGTTGCCCGTCGTTACAGAGCCTTGGAAGTAGCTCATGACCGATGAGTTGCCGGTGATCGTGGTGTAGTTGACCTGCGACCGCTGTCCTGAAAGTTGGGTCGATGCGCCCGGAATGCCAACGGTTACGGCCGTCTGAACGGTCCCCGCGTTATAGCCGACTAATACCAGTTCTGAACTGGTGATGTTGTTGAATCCGCCGCCGACTAGCTTCGAGAAAAAGCTAGCGTTCCACACTTGGCCTGAAGATGAGGCGACCTGGGTCGTCGAATCGAACTGAACTTCAATGACACCGTTAGCCGCGGGAGTTCCGGAGAACTGCACGTCGACGTAGGGGATGCCGTTTTCCGTTCCGCTGCCGATGATGCTTGTCGCGATTCCC